AGAATCTCTCATTGGCGAAGGAGTCAAACTGGGTGTTTCTTCTAGAGGTATCGGATCTCTGATGCAAACCAAAGAAGGTGTCAACGTTGTTGGACCTGACTTTATGTTGGCTACTGCAGCTGACATCGTAGCGGACCCCTCTGCACCTGATGCTTTCGTCGAAGGTATCATGGAAGGTAAAGAGTGGGTATGGGATGGTGGTATTTTGAGAGAATCAAGAGCTGCCAAGACCTACAAAACGATCAACACTCTGGTTGATCAAGGACAACTTGAAGAACAGAAACTCAACCTGTTCAATAACTTCTTAAACAACCTTTGATAAGATAGTTAAATACATAAATTATAAATAAATATAGATTAAAAAAGGTTAATCGGAGTAACTTCAAATGTCTCGTGGAGATTTACAAGAAATGGAGCAATCTAAAACTGCTGTGAACGCCAACGCCGCCCCCAATATGCCTATGCAGCATATGGAAGTTCCTAAGGGAAGCGGTATGTCGCTGGATTATGAAGATCTCGGTGGTCCTACCCCCGAGAACGCCAACCCTGTTGGTGATTCTAATAGGCTCAAGGAGCCTCGTATCAAAACTGTTCATGACATCGTGAACAAGAACGCTAGCAAGGCTGACGGTATGGACGCTTCTAAGAAGAATACGTACAACAAAGGTCAAGGTACTGGTATCGACAACTCTGACGATCAGAAAGTCGGTAACAAAGCCTATGAAGAGACCGAAGTTGATGCGGATGCAGTTCTGGAAGAAGACCAGATTGTTTCAGAAGACGAAGTTACTGAAGAGATCGACATCGAAGAGGACGTAAATGCTCTCCTCGGCGGTGAAGAACTCTCCGAAGAATTCAAAGAGAAGGCGAGAGTCATCTTTGAAGCTGCATTAACCTCTAAAATCAAAGAAATCCAGGAATCCCTGGAAATCCAGTATACTGAAAGACTGGAAGAGGAAAGAGAAGCCCTTAAGGAAACTCTTACCGAAAGAGTTGACTCGTATCTTGAGTATGTTTGCCAAGAGTGGATGACCGAGAACGAGTTGGCTATCGATCATGGTCTCAAGACTGAGATGACCGAATCGTTCCTGACCGGAATGAAGGGTCTTTTTGAAGAACATTATGTAACTATTCCTGAAGATAAGTATGATGTACTTGAGAGCATGGTAGAAAAACTTGATGATATGGAGACCAAACTCAACGAGCAAATCGATAAGAACATCAGTCTGAACAAGAGACTCGCCGAGTCTACTGCAGATGTAATTCTTGATCGTGTTGCTGACGGTCTCGCTGAGACTCAGAAAGAGAAGCTTGCTTCACTTGCTGAAAGCGTAGAGTTTGAAAGTGAAGAAGAATATCGTGAAAAGCTGGAGACCCTGAAGGAGTCGTACTTCTCCAAGGCCCCTGCTGCCAAGTCCGAAGCACCTCAAACCCTGTCTGAGAGTGTTGATTCAACACCCGCTCCTGTTGGAACCAACATGGAAGCATATCTCAGAAGCCTGGGTGCCTTCAAAAAGTGAATTTAACATTCATTCAAACTAAACCTACAAAGTAAAGCAAATGTTTCAATCTGAACATCTGCAGGAAAAGTGGAGTCCACTTCTCGACTATGAAGGTCTTGATCCCATCAAGGATAGTCATAGAAGAGCTGTAACCGCAGTCCTGCTCGAAAACCAAGAAAAATTCCTCCGTGAGGAAGCAGCATTCTCCTCAGGTATGAACCTGATGGAAACCCCCACCAACGCTGCTAACCAGCCTGGTCAGCAAGGTGGTTTCGGTGGCTCAGCTAACGCAGCTGGTCCCGTTGCTGGTTTCGACCCCGTTCTGATCTCCCTGATCAGACGCGCAATGCCTAACCTGGTCGCATATGACCTGGCTGGCGTTCAGCCTATGAGTGGTCCTACCGGCCTGATCTTCGCAATGAGATCACGCTACACCAATCAGGAAGGTACTGAGGCATTCTACAACGAAGCCGATACCGCCTTCTCTGGTCAGGACGATGGCTTCAACCTCACCGCCGGCATGACCGACGCTGCGGTTGGTATGGGTACTACCAGTCAGACTGGTACCAACCCCTCCGTACTGAACCCTGTTGGTACTGCTACAACTAATCCTTCCCCCTACAATGTAGGTCAGGGAATGGTTACTGGTGACGCTGAGAACCTGGGTGCAGGTGTTGGCGACCAGTTTAACCAGATGGCCTTCTCGATTGAGAAAGTCACCGTAACCGCTAAGTCCAGAGCTCTGAAAGCTGAGTACTCACTGGAACTGGCACAAGACCTTAAGGCGATCCACGGTCTGAACGCTGAAGCCGAACTGGCGAACATCCTCTCTACTGAAATCCTCGCTGAAATCAACAGAGAAGTTATTCGTACCATCTACAAGACGGCTGAGCAAGGCGCTGTTTCTAACACCGCTACCGCTGGTATCTTCGACCTCGACATCGACTCCAACGGTCGTTGGTCTGTTGAGAAGTTCAAGGGTCTTCTGTTCCAGATTGAGAGAGACGCTAACGCTATCGCTCAGAGAACTCGTCGCGGGAAGGGCAACATGCTCCTCTGCTCCGCAGACGTAGCATCCGCTCTGACCATGGCTGGTATCCTCGACTATACCCCTGCACTGAACGCCAACCTGAACGTTGACGACACCGGCAACACCTTCGCTGGTACCATCAACGGTAAGTTCCGCGTCTACATTGACCCCTATTCGGCTAACCTGTCGGCAGCTAACACTGCAACGAACGGTGGTAACCAGTATTATGTTATCGGCTACAAAGGTTCTTCACCTTATGACGCTGGTCTCTTCTACTGCCCCTACGTTCCCCTGCAGATGGTTCGTGCCGTTGGGGAGAACACCTTCCAGCCCAAGATTGGCTTCAAGACCAGATACGGTATTGTTGCCAACCCCTTCGCTCAAGGTACCCAACAGGGTCTCGGTGCTCTTAACATCAACAGCAACCGCTACTACAGACGTGTTGCCGTTAAGAACCTCATGTGATCCAACCGCATCTGGTTGTTGTGGGTCAGGTTGTCCAACCTGTCCCTTCAGGCCTCCCACAAGGGAGGTCTTTTTTTGTCTATAAATATCTACACTGACTATTCTTACTATGAAATATAAGAAGGTATGGTGGGGAGTTGTTGCATTAGTAAGTGTATTG